GGCAGTGAATGTGTTTGCTGTAAATCTGAAATCATCAGCACCAGCAATCTTAATATCTATCTGATCATCTGTATCAGCAGTAATCGAAGTATCAGCATCCAAGTCAATGATTAACTCGTTAGCGTTTAAATCAACTAATTGTACCTTTGTTAGTGCCATCTTTTTTCCTTATTATGGTTTAGTCGGCCAAGTTGCATTGTTGCACTTGTCAACTGTATCTTTGCCGTCTGGTAAATCTCTCAATGCCTGTCGATATGTTTTCATGTTGTCTGAAATTGCATTACCTTTTTCAAGTTCCTGCATTATTTCCCAATCAGACGATTGTAAAAGTCTATTTCTTTTATCTCTCAATGTTGCTAATGCACGAGCTGGGGCAGCATTTGCCCATGCAGCTTCTTCATTATCTCTAGCAGTTTCTTCTTCTGCTGTGAATTGTACATTATTTCCGTTTATATTATGATATCTTGGCATTGTTTTTAATTCCTTTTAATACTATTTATAATCATTTTCTAACTGATTCCGTATAAACATATATCGCCTGCGTCTATGTTGCCTGTATTTTGTTTAAACTGTATTCCTGTAATTGCACTTGTAGTATTAAAATATCCAGCTAAAAATGTTTGAGTTGTCATTGGCTGTACAGATGCAGAATTACAAGTAGCTATAAAATGCTTTACAAATGTTGTAGAACTAGGATTAAAAATTCTTAAAGAGCCAGACATATTCATATCATTATCTGTTCCAACACTATCAGCAAAATTTAAATTTTGAAATGATGTTCCTTGAGCTTGATCTGCTGGTGTTCTATATTCTGAAGCTGTAAAAGTATCTGCTTCATCATGATAAGCTGCAAAAGTTGATGAAGTAATTGTTGTATTATAATTTGTTCCATCTGTTGTTCCTTGAAATAGTGTATAAGCTGTCGCTGATGGATGAAGATTTTTAAAAGTAAATAAATACTCTTTATATGTAGAATCAAAAACTACATCAGATGAGCCATGTAAAAAGGTTAAAGTACCAGAAGATGAGGCTGTTAGCTTTTTAATAAATGTCATAGCACCTTTTGCTAAACCGCTATCTAAAGCACCTGCGTCAAATATCGTTGTTCCGTTTGAAATTAATCCCATTTTATTTTATCCCATACATTTTGATTGTTCCTGAGTCTATGTTTCCAGAATTAAATGAGAATTGAACTCCATCAATAGCAGCAGTTACGTTACAATAACCAGATACAAAAACATTTATTGCATTAGGTGTGCCAGAGCTATCAGTATATGCTATATTTGACTGAAAATGTTTCACAAAAGTTGTAGAAGATGGATCGTATAAATGTAATGTTCCAACACAAGATTCATCATTATCGCTTCCCTGTCCTGTATTAATTCTTGCAGCATCCGTAGATTGTGCTACAACATCACTACCTACAAATGCTAAGTCTGGTGTTCCACCACTTTCGTCATGATAGGCATAAAACATTGTTGTTGTTTTAGTGGCATCATAGGCTGAACTACCATCCCTAAAATTTACTTGAAAATGTTTTCCATTCGTCTGAGGATGTATATCTATAAACTTAAAAACATATTCCTTATAGGTAGAGTTTATCCCTGAGGCAAAAGTCAAATTAGCTGAACTTGATGCTGTTGATGTGGATAATAAAGTCATAGCACCTGTCGCCACTCCACTATCTAAAGCGCCAGCGTCTAACAATGTTGTACCGTTTGATATGAGTCCCATATTAACTATCCTTAATTCCGTAAAGTTTTATAGTGCCAGCATCTATGTTTCCACTATTCATTTTAAATTGCACGGCGTCAATTGCTGCCGTCACATTACAATATCCAGCCATAAAAATATCATTAGCTCTATCTGCTGGTCTACTTGTACTTGTTCTTGACACAAAATGCTTAACAAAAGTAGTTGAACTTGGGTTGTATAAAAACATTTCTCCACTCATAGATTGATCGTTGTCAGCTCCAAAATCATTATCTAATCTTTGAAATGATGTTGATTGTGCTAAATCTGCACCTGTAACATAAGCTACACCTCCAGATGATCCATCCTCTCCATGAGTTGCTCTAAAAAAACTAGTTGTTTTTGTAGCATCATAATTTGAACCACCATCTCTAAAACCAACTGTTAATCCTGTATCATCTGTTCCAGCATGAATATTAATAAACTCAAACTTATAAATCGGATATGTGTTATCTAAAACCACATTTGCAGATCCGTCAACGAAAGATAAAGTACCACTAGAACTAGCAGTTAAAGTTTTGATGAGAACCATCGAACCTAGACTAACTGAAAATGCCCCAGCGTCTGCAATTGTGGTTGCGTTAGAGATAATCGCCACGATTAAACCTCCGTCAGATTGAACTTGTATTTTTTACCTGAATTGTTATTGATTAGGAATAAGTCTGAAGATCCCTCTTGAATCGTCCAGTCACCTTTAGAACCATCAACTATATTACCTATATCTTTTGACATATTAGATAAATGTAAGTCACCTGTGTATATGTTTCTCCATTGATTCGAAGAACCCCCTAGATCATAAGAGTCATCTGCCATCGGGAATAAGTGTCCTGCACTTGTGACTTTAATTTTACCAGCGGCCGCTTCTGAAGCACCTGTCTTAAATACTAGTGAAGTTGCATTAGCACTAGAACTGAAATCACCTTCTGAAACTGCCTCGATACCAGCAGCAACTAAAATTGCGTCTGTGCCTGTGGCCTCATCTGGCGCCTGAAAATCAACAGCACCAATAACATCATTGGCTGCAATATCTGTTTCACCAGTTTGTAAAGTTAATATGGAAGGTTTATCATCAGCAGTTGCAGTATGTTTAATAATAAGACCTTTGTCTGGATTAGAAATTAATCTTACTTCGTTATCAGTACCAAACTGTATGTAACCGTTATCAACAATACTAGGTGTTGTTAAAGTTTTGTTTGTAAGTGTAGCAGTTGAAGCTGCTGTAAGTAGATAAGAGTTACCACCAGTACTTGGTAGTGTAAGAGTGTTCGTAGCACTTTCTGAATGGGGAGCACCTATAAGTGTTTGAGCGTGAGCGTTTGAACTCTCGCAATAAAATTTTATTTGTGAAACTGCTGAACCATCATTTTTAAGATCGATAAGACCACCTCTTAGGAATAAATCACCACCAGCAGACATATCAATTGTAAATGGAGTGATGGTTGCACCACCATCGTTACCTTTAATTACAAAGTCTTTATCAGATACAGCAGTTTGAATTACGAAATCAGTTGATGAGTTTGTGACTCTACCATATTCTGTTCCAGCGTCTTTGAAAATTACATCAGCACCATCAGCGTCTAATATAATATCACCTGCAACATCTAAAGTTAAATCACCACTTGATAAATCTATCTCTGTGCCATCGATTGTGATATTATCTATTGTCACGCCTGCGTCAGCGTCAACAACACCACTAAATGTTCCTGTTGTTGCAGTTATGCCTGCATTAAAAGTAGCAGCGCCAGCAGCGCTACCATCAATTGTTAAGAATGTTGTATCGGCACTACCATCAGTACCCTTAAATATAATATCTGTATCATTACCTTGTGCGTCTATTGTAATATTACCTGATGTCGTTGTAAGATTGATAGCAGCGTCACCAGCTGCGATATCATCAGCAGCACTTGAAACATCTGTAAAAGATAGAACACCAGAACCATTTGTTATCATCGCCTGACCATTTGATCCGTCAGCGTTAGGAAATACTAGTGTGTATGCTGTAGATACATTACCGACTTTTAATCCAACGTAGTTGTTACCATCGTCTGTATCTTCAAAAATTCTTATCTCACCAGCAGCGTTTGAGTTACCACCGATGCCTACAAAACCACCATCATTTATTTCTAAAAGTTTGTTACCATCGAACTGTTGAAAGATAATATCCTTAGCGTCTGTAAGAGGTTTGATTACTGTATCACCTGAGCTGCCAGAGAAAGAGAAGTGATCTGATCCTGCGATCTTGAAATCTATTCTATCATCTGTATCAGCAGTAATAGTTGTATCTTGATCGGCGTCTAAAATTAATTCTACACCATTTAAATCAACAGCTGCTGTAAAGTCTGCTAGTTTAGCAGAAGTAATTGTAGCGTCTGTTATTCCTGTTGTTCCTGATATTGTTGATAATGCCATATTCTCTCTCTTTTATACTATTTATAAGTTTACCCCAACGCAGCTGCCAAAGCAATTG